TTGTTGACAGTACTCAGTGAGTATGCGTTCTCTATGCCATTCTGTAGCCTGTGGTGTGTCGGCAAATTCATGAAAGCACGGAGTACCCAAGGTATAGTGTAATAATTTGGCAGATTCGTTTGGCCCGTATTCATCAGGCAACCAATTCCACTCGGGTGGTAGTGTGCCGATTCTGTCATCTTCTAGCCACGAGAAACGGTGGAGCTCACTGCCTGTGGATTGTTGTACGAACTTGGTGGTAAGTTTCCTGTTAGGAAAGCTAGCACAATTCCAAAGAATAACACTGCTCCAATTTTTTCGAGGATAGTCTTCATTTTTTGATCCTAAATATTTTTCTTTCATGCGAGTCTTGTAATCATGTTTGACCACCATGACATCTTTGCTATGATCTCTCATGTCCCATAGTTCAGCAATGTCGCTGCGAACAATCATGTCGCCGTCAATAAAGATTGCCCATCCCTGATAATCCATGAGATGAGGGACCAAGAATCTTGAATATATAAATTGATTGGATCCGTCGGTGTGTGTTTCTGTATAGTCTCGAAACATGGTCAATGCCACAGGCACAATGGCTACAGGTACAGAACTATGGCGTATTATACTGTTGGAACATACATGATAGGCAATGGCTTCTCTTGGGTCGTAGCCTACAAACACTGGAATGGGTTTCATTTACGTACAATGTCCTCTTCCACACAATTATCACCATATTGAATTTCAATCAGTTTTAGGGGTACTGTTGATTCATTGCACAACATGTGCCATTGATTACGGCCTATAAAAATGTACTCGTGTTCTTTGAATGTGCCCATGTGGTCCTGGTCGCTGGATTGATCTAGAGTATATACTGCTGCTTCACCTTGTGCAACAAACCAAAACTCAGCACGTTGATCGTGCTGTTGCATGCTAAGGCAAGTTCCGGGATTAACTGTAAGTTCTTTGAGTTTGGTTCTAGGTCCAACTTCATGTAGCACACGATAGTAACCCCAGGCACGCTGAGTCTTGGGCTTTTTCCAATCTTCCAGTATCCACGAGCTAGAATTCTTTTTATCTTCCCCTCCAACACCAAACACAAATTCAACATCATCAAATACCATCTCAGGTATATTGTTCTGGGTTCTATCTCCACCATTGGCAAAGATAACATGTGCATTGGGATAGCGTTGTTTTACAAGGCGTATAGCATCAATGCTGGACCCATCATCGTCGTTGTATAATACTACTTCATCTACCATGCTGAGATTACCAACCACACTTAGTCGTTCCTGCAAAGGCATGAAAGGCCTACCTTTTTTACGAGTAAGCCATTCATCGCTATTAAGCCCAACAATTAGACGATCGCCCAATTTTCGGGCTGCTTGGAAATATGCAATATGTCCGGAATGTAGTGGATCAAATCCACCAGTTACAATAACTATTTTCATGCAGGTATTTACACCTGGATGTCTTCCATGCCTGCAGTTCTTAGACGCACAATATGACCCATTTGCCACTGCTTGGTTTCAAGGCCTTTCATAACACCCAGCCAACGATTTCTCAGCAGAGCCACTTCATTGATAATGGTCTCCATGTCAACAACTTCGTCCTCGCCGTCAACGTATTTTTCAACATCTCGACTGCTCAATGCCCGTTGATAATTTTCCAAGTACTTTTGGAAGTGCCGCCTACGTATTTTACGAAGTTGAATATTGAGATAATTAAGCACCGCTTCAATTTCTTGTAATTGATTAAAGCGGTGCTCGGTATGACCTGGTAGTTCTTTGATGTTGCGTTCTACTAGGCCACCAATGCGACATTCTCGTTTGGCTTCTTCGATTTCTTGCTCGTAGTGTGCTATAAAGTCCGGAATGTTTCCAAGATTAGCAACAACGCGACTGTACCACATTAGTTCTCCCAGTCGTCATTTTCGTCGTAATCTTCATCCTCTTCGTACTCTTCCTCTTCTTCCTCAACATCGCCGTCATTGTCAAGATAAGCAACCAATGCTTTTTTAACGTCCGAATCGCCTTTGAAAGCGTCCCGGATATCTTCAACATCTTCGTCGTAGTTGACCAGAGTAGAGATAAGAGTTTCTGCGGCTTCTGTTCGATCTACTGTGTTGATGTAACGTTTGAGTTCGGACCAAATTTCGCTGGCAACTTCTGAATGCATTATTCTTCCTCCTGGGTATCGGACGTACTTACCTCGGCTTTCTGATTATTGAAGTCTGCCATGATCTTGTCCAACGCACCTTCTTCGTTGCTTTCCCAGGCCTTGCGGAACATTTTGATAATCTCGCCATCTGACGTAGTAAACGCCAGGCGGTTACCGTCCTTTTTCAGCATGCCTTTCTTCTCAGCCAAGTCAACCAGCCCGCTGTAAGGACTCATGCCTTGTTCATAAGGAATCTTGACCTGCACTCCTTCAAAAGGTTTGGCATAGCGAGTTTTCATAACTTTACATGCCGATCGAATGCCCATAACATCAGTGACTTTGTTGCCATCTTCATCCTCTTTGAGTTTGAGTTTACGCATGGCAACAACGATACTGCTTGCGTAGATAAAGCCTTGCCCGCCGCTAATCTTATCGTCAGGATCAAACATGTCTTGGCTGGCATAAGTGTGGTTGGTACATACCAATCCCACATTGTAACTACCGAACATGTTAACACAGTTGCGGACAAGTGCAGTGAGTGCTTTGGGTTTACGCCCAAGGTCCCCCTTTAGGTCACCGCTGTCAAACTGGTTGATGTCGGTAGGAGTCAGCAACATTCCGAGGGAGTCGATAACAAAAAGAACTTTGGGCCGTTCTCCGTCAGGCAAGCCTTTGTAATCGCTCATGAAAGTTGAAATAGTCTTTGCTACGTCATCGATCATGGCCATTGATAGTTTGAGAAGTTTGCTTTCGCTGGTGTCTACACCAAGTGCTTTGAGCCAATCTTCATCCAGTGCGTTTTCTGAGTCAATCAACACAACAAAGATGCCTTGCTCTTGTGCGTTCTTGATAATGTTCCCAGAACAAATATAGGATTTGCCGGCACCAGATTCGCCAGCAAACACAGTGACCTTGCCTAGGGGAATGCCTCGATTAAAGTCACCAGAAATGAGATAGTTTAAGGCAAAGTTGCCCGTGGAGATCCAATCTGTGGGATCGTTGAAGCCTATGGAAAGGCCGTCAATACTTTTTGTAATTTCTCGGCGGAACTTACTTACATCAAATGGTTTTGCCATGTATCACCTAATAGAGAATGGAACGCAAGGGTGTGGTACCCTTGCGTGGTTCAGTAGTTATTGCTTGTTTTGACGAGCACGAATCATTGCCAAGATGTCTTGTGCGTTGCCGGCAGGTTTTGCGGCTTGCACAGGAGCACTGGCTGCAGGTGCTTCATCTACATCAAAAGGAGGATCTTCGTCCACTACTGCGGGCTTGGCTGCGGGTGCAGGTGCTGCCTTGGCTGCGGGTGCAGACTCTTCGTCAGTGTTGCTGCTGCCACCGGCAGGTGCTTGAACACCAGCGGGACGGAAGTACTGTCCCCAACGCTCGGTGTCGTAAGGCTGTCCATCCACACTTGCTTCGAACATCTCTTTGATAACTCGGAGCTCAACGTCGCCGGGCTTCTTGGGCAGGAATGTGCTCAAGTCATACAAGCCATGTTTCTCAATGGCTTCTTGTTCGGCTTCGGTCAATGCACTCTCTTTGCGAGCCCACTTAGAACCGTTGTAGTCAGCAAAGCCGCCCTTGCTGCCTTTGGTGATGCGGAAGTCCAAACCGCGCAGTGCGTCGGTTGGCAGTTCTTCCAACTCAGGATCCATCAACGCACCTTTGATGGTGGTGAAGATCTGAGGACCAATGATGAATCGACGAATAGGATTCTCGGGGGTCTTGTCGTCAGCAAGAGGATTCTCGCGCACAAAACCTTGGAAAATGTAGCTACGCTTTTTCCAGTACTTGCGACCCATGTCCTCAAGGCTCTTGTCCTTGAACCAAGTGCGCACTTCTGCCAGGATTGGGCAGCTCTCGCCCCACATCTCAACGCAAGGTACTTGAACCATAACTTGCTTGCTATCCATTTCGCCTTTGACGCCAGCAAAAGGCAAACGAATCATTGCTCGTTCAATCCAAAAGAATGTGTTTTTGCTGTTGCCATCTGGGAGGAAGCGTAGTGTGGCCGATTGACCTTCTTCCATGTTCCAATGTGGGTAAATTGAGTTGTCCCCACCGGTGGATTGCCCACCTTGTTTGTTTTCTGCTGCCTGTAAACGTGCGCGAATTTCTGCTAATGATGCCATAGTA